GGGTGGTGGTCCGGGTGGCTGGGGTGGTGGTCCTGCGGGTCATGATTCCTACTCTCTAATCGAGGACGAGCTTGCGTTGGGTGCCGAGGCCGTTGGCTATCGCACCGGCGATACCGGCGTCTGCGAGGGCTTGGGCGATGTCGTCGGGGTTCGCTTCGGGACTGTCGAGGTCGGCGGTGTAGGGGACACCGGCGTACTGCTCCCACGCCTTCTTCGTCAGGACTTTCGCCGCTGCGGGGGTCATCGTCCCGTCGATGACCATCACTTCGAGGGCCTGCGCCAGTTTCAGTAGTGCGGCGGCGGTGGCCGCCTGTTCCTCGACGGCGATCTCCGGGCCGGTGATCGTCACCGTCTGCGAGGCCGGCACGTCAGCCTGGCTCGCGGTCCGGGCGTCGGTCGCCGGGACTGTCGCCGGTAGCCGCCCGGCGGTGACGGCCTGGTCGACGGCGTAGCGGCACAGTTCCGTCACGTAGGCGATCCACATGTTCTGCACCCCGGATACCCGGCGCAGGACAGGCTCGGCCATCGTCAGGGCCGTGGCGCGGTTCGCGTTGTCCGGGTCGGCGAGCCAGTGTTTCGCCAGCCCCGCACCGGAAGCGATGCTCGTCAGGATCGCCTTGCCCGCCTCGGTGTCTTCAGCGGCACCGGTCGGGGCGTTCTTGGCGTCCCAGTGGACCTTCTCGTTGTGGACCTCGATCGTCCCCGACCGGGGAATGTGGTACCCGCCGCGTTTCTTCACAAAATCGTCGATCTGCGTGCCGTCGGCGCCGTCGAGGGTGACGTCCCACACGAGGTAGCGGGCCAGCGCCGTCCGGTCGACAAGGTTCGACAGAACATTGTCGTAGTCGTCGAGCCAGTCGAGGATGGGGCCGAGGAACGGCTGCCCCCGCCGGTCGTCGAGGGTCGCCTTCCACGACGTCCACCACTGGGCTTGACCTGCGCGTAGGCCGGTCATGTCATCGACGCCGGCCACGGTCAGTTCGGTGTCGTCGACCGCCGGGGTGGAGATGACCAGCTTCGCCGGCCACAGCGGGTTGCCGTTGTGCAGCTTGACGGACACGATCCGCGACGGGGAGACCGGGGAGAACCGGGTCACCCCCGACAGCGGGCCGACCATCATCTCCAGCGCCGTCTCCCCCATCAGCATGTGGTCGCGCAGCAGCAGGTCCTGCAGGTCACCGAGCCGGTTGCGGGGGTCGTTCCAGAACTCGGTTACGACCCGGTTCACGTCCGGATTCGAGCATTGGATCGACAGACCAGAGTCGCCGATCACGAAACTTGTGTAGGTGTCGATGATGGCCCTGGCCATCGGGTTGAGCCGGTATGCGGCGACGGAGTAGGCGCGCTGCTTCTCCAACGTCCACTGCGGCACTTCACGGCTGCCGGAGCCGGCGCGGCGGAAACCCTGGTCACCGTCGATCGGGTCGACCGCGTACTGCCCCCCGGCGGCGCCGGAGACAACCAACTGTTCGAGGGTCGCCTCGGTCGCGCGGTCGCCCCGGTCGTTGCGGAAACCCAACCAGCCCATCGCGCGCCTCCCTAAATGTTCAGTCGGCCAGTGGACCGGAACGGGTTACCTGACTGGGCCGGGGCGGGACTACCCGACGCTGCCGGGATCTGCTCTTCGACGCGCTGGGTGGCGATGTCGTAGCCGAACACCGAGCAGACCAGCGCGTCGATGTGCGCCCGCGCGGTCTTCTTGTCCAACATGACGCCCTGGCTGGTGAGCTTCGTTGTCGCGTTGCCGGCGTGGCGGGCCAGTGCCGGGTGCCCGTCGTGGGTGAAGTCGCCGTCGAGGACCGCGTCGCGGAACAGCTTCGTTGCGGGCACCATCCGGGCCGCCGTATTCGGATACTCCACGACCGGGACGCCGGCCTCTTCCAGGACGCGGAACACCTCTAGCCACCGGGCCGGGTCGAAGACGATGCCGTGGCGCACATCGAGGTCGAATGCCAGGTTCAAGAACCGGCCGGCGAGCTGGCCGCCGACCTCGACCGGTGTCCGGCGGTAGAGCGCCGGCAGGATCGCCGAGACCTCACCGACAGGCACGTGCCAGCCGACGCTGCGTTCGGGCTTCTCCCACAGGGCGAGCAGGGTCAGGTGCGGTTTGTCGCCGCCGAGCCGCCATGCGGTGATCGCCGTCGAGTCGTCGCTGAAGGACCCGTCGAAGTCGATCACTGCGGGCTCGCCGGGGATCGGCGCCCGGTTCGGGCGGGCCAGCTTCTCCCATGCCCCGTCGGGCAGCCACGTCGTGCGGTGCGTCACCCAGATGTTGAGGCGCTTGGTTTTGAAGTCGGCCTCGGGCATCCGCTTAGCCCGGTCGGCCATCAAGTCCTGGTGCAGGAAGTCGCCGAGGGCCGGGTTCGACGGCGGCCAATGTTTCGGGTCGCGGTAGTCGTCGTCTTTCTTCAGCGTCGTCTCGTAGATCCGGCCGCCGAGGCGCGGGTCGTGCTCCTCGCCGGACATCACCTTCTTGACCCGCTCGTACTCCCGGAAGGCGATCGTCGGGGTTCCGTCGGCGTAGTTCGTGATGCCCTTGGTCGTGAAGGCAAGGACCAGCGGGTGTGCCCGGGTGTCGCTGCCCTGATTCATGACGTTCCACAGGTCGTCGTCTTTCTGGGTGTGTAACTCGTCGAAGCCGACCCGCGACGGGTTGAGCCCTTCTTGGAGCCGCGACTCCCGCGAGAGCACCCGGTACACCGAGCCGGTGGCCAGGTACTCGATCACCTTCGAGCTGCGGTAGATCTTCAGCAGCTTCGAGAGTTCCGGGGACATCTCGACGGCTTCGACGACCTCGTGGTAGATGATCGACGCCTGCTCGCGGGAGCCGGCGCAGCTGTACACCTCGGCGCCCGGTTCGTCGAAGAGCCCGTCGAGCATGAGCCCAGCACCGAGCAGCGACTTGGAGTTCTTGCGGGCGATGAAGATCTCGTACGTGGTGTGCATCCGATGACCAGCAGGGGTCAGGCGCAGTGCGTCGCAGATCAGGTCGCCCTGCCAGTGCCGCAACTGGACGAGATACCCACGGCCGGCGCCCTTCGTCAGGCGGATCGTCGCACCGATGAACTCGCACGTGCGCAGACCGTCAGTGTTGGACTCAGACCACCTAGTCCTGCCCGGATCCCACAGCGCGGGGCCGCGGGGCAGCACGGCCGGGAACCGGGGCGGTGACCCGCGGGGCAGTCCGGCGCGCAACGATGTCGTCCTGGCCACCGGGCTTCACCTCCGCGACACCAAGAGAGCCGCGGGCCGACGGATTCAGGCCGCAGAGAGACTCGTCCTTCACGACCCTGTCGAGCAGTGCGTTGAGTTGCGCCGCCGCCGGGTGGGAGACAAGACCGCCGCGCTGCCCGGCAGTCCACCAACCGTCTTCCTTGAGCGCGAGCCGGAAATGCGCCTCAGTGATCCGGGCCTGACAGATCCGGATCATCACGTCCGCGTCGCCCACAGACAGCCACGACGATGCAGCAGCCCATAACCGAGCCCACGCCTTCACGCCGAGCTCGGCGAGGCACAGCTCGCACGGCTTGCCGCTTCCCCGCGCCAGGATGCACGACTCAGCGTTATCGGTGGTCCGCAACTCGTCCGGGACGTCCGGGATACCGGACACGCCGGGAAGCAGGGTGACCGGTGCAGGCAGCGCACGGCCACCCGAATCCCGACCAGGCGAGCGGCCGGTGCGGCGCCGCTGCTCCAGCGGCTTCGCCTTGGGACCACGAGCACCCATTGCGATTCCCTCCGCTCAGATTTGCGTGCTTGTGTCATGACAGTCTGGTAAGTTCTGTGTCATGACACCGGGGAAGACGCCACGTAAATCGTTCCGCATCCCCGAGGCACTTTATGAAGCCGCGCAAGCCAAGGCTGCCGCCCGAGGCGAGACCCTCAGCAGCGTCGTCCGGGCGGCTCTTGCGCGCTACCTGAAGAGGAGCAAATGATGAAGCGCGGAGACAAGTGGCATTGGACAGATGAGGAACTCGGCTTCCTCGCCGAGCATCCAGACTGGCCTCCTCGGCGGATCGCGGCCGAACTCGGGCGCTCGGCCGTCGCTGTGGGCGCCAAGCGCAGGGAGATCCGCGAGGGCTGGTCACCGACCGTCACGCCCTGGTCGCAGGACGACACCAACTTCATCATCAACACCCCGCATATGACTGCCGAGCAGACCGCGAAACATCTCGGCCGGACCGTCTCAAGCATCAGGGGCCAGCGCCAGATACTCACCGAGACCCGGGGCCTCAGCTGGGGCTCGGGAAAGCAGAAGAGCCCGTTCAGTATCGGCGCGCGGAAACTGGTCGCCAGAACCTGCCACTCATGCGGCCTGCTGCTACAGGCTCGGTGGTTCCAATTCATGAGGGTGGGCAGCGCCACGGGGTGGCAGTGGCAGACCCGGTGCACCCGATGCGTGCCGCTCCACCTGAAGAACCCGCCCGATTACAGCAAGAAGGATCCGGCGCCAAGCAGGGCCAGCAAGGCACGGCTTCAAGCACTGACGCTTCCTCACGCCGACCGTAAAGGCCAGCCCTACCTGGCGGCCGATCATGCCGTAATGGCCGATCCCGACAGGACCATCTTCGAGAAGGCGATCACGCTCGGGCGGACCTACTTCGCCGTCAACCAGGCATGTGCGGTGAACGGCTACCACTCGATGGTCGGACTCGGCGACCCGAACCGCGGTACCTGGAAGATCATCCGTGGCGGTGAGCAGGATATTGGTGATCAACCCGGAAACCCGAGATTGTACGAAGAAGCGGGCTAAGGTCTCAGCGCCTCGTACGTCCGATTCGTATTTCTGTTTTCAGCTCACGCCTTTGGCGCGGTTGCAGTCGCGGCACAGTGTCTGTCTCGGGCCGGTGTTGCGGCCACTGCGGATGAGAGGGACCAGGTGGTCGGCGGTGAGTGGGTTGTCTGCGCTTCCCGTGTGTCCGCACTGGGCGCATCGTGGTGAGACTGCGATGACGGCCTTCGCGATGGGGCGGTCGTCGTTGCGGAGCTTCTTCCATGCGCGGGTGTGGGGGGTGCATCTGCTGCTTGTGCCGAGTTGGTTGCAGGTTTGGTCTGGGGTGCCGAGGCAGGGGCGCAGTATCACTCGTCGTCCTCGTCGGGCCAGGTCGCGTCGGCGGTACACGCGGCGTGTGCCCAGGCGATCATGCCCAGGACGTGATGGTCGGCGGGTTCGCCGGTAGTCGAGAGGGTCAAGTAGCTTTCCCCGTCGTCGTCGACGACTTCGGAGAGCGTCACCGACCTGACCACGAACCCGTCGGCCATAGCGCGCGGCTAGTGGACTGACGTGTGGAAGTGCGTCACGAGTATGACAACGATCAGCGCCATGTCAGGTTCCTTCCCTAGCGGTGGAGGCTTGACCGGCCGCACCAGGCGCAGGCGATCGGGTCGGTCATGTTCGACCAGCGGTGGCCGACCCTGCGGCAGTGCCGGTAGCGGTGACGCCAGAAGATCACATCGAGGAGCAGCCCGATCACGGCTTGTCGCAGTCGGGGCAGGAGATGGCCGGGTAGTCGGTGCCGCCGCCCGCCGCGGTCCACACCCACTGCCACGACGCGTCGCCCCCGCACGTCGGGCACGGCATCGTCAACGGTCGGGCGGTCACGGCCAGGGTCGGGAGGCGAAACTCGGGGACGATGATCATCCCGGTCGGGCTGATCATCGGGGTACGCCCGGGGCGAGGAGCTGCCGCTGCTCGAGGAGGTCGGTGATCTCCTTGTCAGCGGCGAGGAGCACGTCGTAGTTGATCTGCCACGTCGCGTGAAGCCACCGCATCCGGGCTTCAGCGAGCGCCAGGTCGATGGCCTCCACGACAGTCACGGCGCATCGGGCCTCCGGACGCAGAGAAGCCCGGCGAGCTGAACGCTCAAACCGGGCTGTGGGCAGATCTATGTCACCCGCTGTTCAGGGTGGATTAAGGAATCCGGGATGTCAAGCACCAGTCAAACCGGGGCGTGTCGCATTTGCCCTCTAGCGGCGTCGCGGCGTCGAGCGGAAGGCCGCGGCAACCTGGTCCAGGTCGTAAAGCGGGACGTGGGTGACGACGTCGCAGGCGACCGGCCGGCAACGCTGGCGCACAAGATCCGGGTGCCTACCGGTGAGGACACCGGCGGCCTGGCGGGTGCCGAGCATCAGCTGCCCGGCGAGGCGCGGTCGGTGCGCGATGCTCATCGTCGTCATCCCGCCTCCTGCTCGAACATCAACCGAAGACGTGCCAGATGCACGCCTTCCCATGATGCCTTACAACGTTTGCAGGTGACCGCATCGACACCAACGGTGACATAAAGCTTGCGCCGGCAGTTCGGGCATTGGCCGATCGGCTTGGGCCACATCGAATCCCCGATACCCCGCGCGAGCGCCAGGTGCAACTCGGCGAGGTCGCTGACGTAGTCGTCGATCCACGGCTGCGCCGCGATCCAGTGCCGCTCACGGCGCAGCAGCCGGATCGTCACCGTCAACGGCAGACGCCATCTGACCAAGCCGGCGGCGGGTACGACACAGCCGCGGCGGTCGACCGCGAACACGGCCCGCTGAAACGGCAGTAGCTTGGCACCCCGCTCCTCTTCGACCAGACGCAGCCACGACTCGAGCGCGCCGGGCACGTTCGGGATCGCATCGTCGTCCTCACGCCAGAACTGGGCGCGCCGATCCGTGAGCGCCATCACACCAAGACGGCCCGGCACCGAAGACTCGACCGCGGCCCCGACACGGTCACCACCCGCCGAGCCCGGCGCAACGACGGCGCCGCGCAACGCGAACAGCTCCTCGAGCTGGATGAGCGTCGCGTCGATCCAGTGATAGTGCCGGCGGCACAGCAACCCCACGTGGCGCTCCACATGCTCGCCGTGGTCCAGGACGCAGTCGCCTTCCAGCAGCAGGTGCGGTGCACCGAGGGGCTGCCCGCATTGCTCACACAGGGTGACCGTCACCGCTTGAGCCTCGGGCCGGCATCAGCGCCGACGGGTCCGGTGGGGTGTCTCGCGGTTGATGGGTGTCTCGGTGCGCGGCGGGTTGTCATGAGGCGTCGCGCCATGCGTATGAGGGTTGGGAGGCTTCGGCGGTGATGGGGACGCCGTGTAGTTCGGTTTGCATCGCGTTCAGCAGTGCGGTGATGGCTTCGGCGGCGTCGGCTTCGGGTACTACGCAGAGGAGTTCGTCGTGGACGGGTAGTAGCACGCAGGTGGCCCAGCGGGTGTCCTGCCAGCGTATGAGGGCGTCGACGAGCAGCTCGCGGGCGGTGCCCTGGATACAGAAATTTGGGGCTTTGTGGGGGAACCTGGTGGGTAGGTGGATGACGCGGCCGGCGTAGGTGGGGAACTGGGTGTGCCCGGCTTTGACGGCGTCCTTGACGGATTGAGCCCAGCGCACGTACTCCGGCGCGGTCGCGGCCAGGGTGTCGACGACGGCGGCCATGGTGGTCTCGCTTGCGCCGACCTGACGGGCCAGTGTGGGGATGCCGCCGCCGTAGGCCCAGCCGAAGACGCCGCGTTTGACGGTGTAGCGGTCGCTCTTGGTGTAGTCGGGGCCGAAGACTTGGGCGGCGATCATCGAGTGCACGTCTACGCCTTCGATGAGCATGCGGCGCAGGTTCGAATCACCGGACAGGGCGGCCATGACGCGGATTTCGACGGAGGCGAAGTCGGCGCCCACGAGCAGGGTGCCGGGGTCGGCGGTGATGCAGGCGCGGTAGCCACCTTCGCGGGGCATCTGCTGCAGATTGGGGCGCACGCAGCTCATGCGGCCGGTGTCGGCGCCGAGGGTGTAGACGGTTGGTCGTGCCCGGCCGTCGCCGCGGTGCACCAGCT